AACATCTTTACCTTTAACAGAGGATACTATAGATTCTGCTTCTGATCCTTCTGTTCCTCTATTATCGAAATAAACTTGTGAATTAACTGAGAAGTTAGCAGATGATCTATCTACAGAGATAGAATCTACTGTTCCAGATTTAACTTCTGATATTGTAGCAATAACTCCTTCGCCATTTCTAGGCATACCAGCAGTATAAAGTCTCTTAGCATCTTTAGGAATATCATCCTGAGTGATATCAGAATTGTAATTACTATCTACTGGTAATGAATAGAAGTTCTCACCTATGATATATGGATATTGCGGTATTTGATTGCTATCAATAGTAAGGAAATAAGCATAAGTTCCTTCTGGAAAGTCTGGGGTAATACAAAATCTTCCATTGTTTTGATCTAGAGTTCCACTTTTATGATTGTAGACAAAATCATTAGTGAATGATCCTAGAGGCCATTGTCCCTCATCAGGTCCAGCAGTACGTTGACCAACTATAGAATAACTAGAAGCCATCCTAATAATAGATGATGTTGCATCTAGTGGATCTTCATATCCAAATGCACCATATATGGGGTTACCATCATAAGCAAAACCTATGATAGGTGAGTGTGTCTTAGTTGCTGGTTCAGTACCTGCACCATTTAAGTTGTCATTTAAGGCCACCCTAAGTGATTTGGGGTTACCTACATGAGCATATCCATAATCAAGAACATTATTGAAATTTTGGAAAACATAACCATTATCAGTATCTAAGGAAAGTTTAGTAAACCTATTCTTATTCCACTCTTTCAATAAAGGAATACCAGTAGCACCTTCACCAACAGGTATAATATCTACAACAACTGTATTTTGATTATAGAAATTACCCTCATCAATCTTTTCAAAATCTGTTATCTTACCATCTGTAAGAAGAGCTTTGTATTCAGCGAACCTTCCTCTACCAGCATTATCTCTAATTCTAACAGTTGGTGGAGAAGAATAGTATTCACCAGCATTATCAATAACAAGACTGGTTACTTTAGCACCAGTAACGATAGCACGAACTTCTGCTCTTCTACCAGAGGTAATTAATATCTCTGGTGTTGTTGGGAATGTATCAGTTGTGTCTACAATAATACTTTCAACTACATTTCCAGAAAGGACTGCTCTTGCCTTATCTCTAACACCATCTACAAGAACATATGGTGGACTAGCATATCCCCTTCCTTGAGTGTTAACTTTAATTTCTTCTAGTTTACCGTAACGTATGCTTTCTTCATCCTTGAAACCGTAGGCCAGGACACCGTTTAGAAGGACTCCAATATCACGTTTTGGAGTTGGGTAAACTTCTGTTGTTCTAGTTGCTTGTTTCCTAATAATACGAAGCAACTTCTGATCTTGTACTGGTTCACTTATAGTAGGACCATCTAATATCTTATATGATGGAAAACCAGAACTTGAAACATAATAATATTGCTCATCTTCAAATAATGCGGATACATCAGTAGATACTTGATCTAAAGCAGTCTCTACATTGGTATTTGTTGGTGCATCTACAGAATTACCTACCTGTCCTAATACCCACCTAGGCTGGTTTGTACCAGTCTTAACAATTTTAGGATCAGTTGTCTCGAATCCTGGGTTAGAGACCTGTATCTGGTCTCCTACAGCAGAGTGTGGGTGTGAATCTTGTGGAGAGAGATTATATACTACACCTAGAGTCAATAAAGATGCATTAGTACCTTCAATGATTACTGGTTTATAAACTGAAGTACCAGATGCATGTGTAGTAGGTACACTACCTCTCTTTTCAATTATAAACTGTGTAGCAGTCTTATTATCAAATTTTATTTTCTCATCAGCAATAAGAATCTCACCAGTTGGTTCCCATCCAATAGTAGAGAAAACATCTATTCTCTTTCCTACACCATCTGTACTAGGAAGATTTCTCTCTAAACGAGTCTTAGTTGAGACTGCAAAGAATCCATTAACTGTCTCAGGAGCAAGTACAATATTCCATATTGATTCTCCATCAGCAGTATTATCTGGATAAACATTATCTACAGTAGCATCAGCATATCCATATTCATCAGTAACAGACTGTACTATCTTCTTACCAATTAATAACTTAGGATCTCCTGATATAACTTTACATTTAAGAGCATAAACACTTATCCAATCAGCATTAGATACTTTATATGTGTAATCTCTTGGTTTGTATACCTCTGGTTTTGTATCATTATTAACCAGAGTATTAAAAACAAATTCAATAGAACTATTAGTTCCTTTGGCCTTATAGAATTTACTGATATTCTTAATCAGTGTTCTCTTATCAACTTCACCTTTAAGATACTTCTCAGGGAAAGAACCTAGATACTGACTCTCAAAATTTCTAACTAAGGCATATAGAAATAGATTACTTACATTATATACTGTCTCACCTGAATTATGAGGTGCAGCAGTGGTGCTAGAATAGGTTGAAGTATTGTATAGGTCACCAAGGGTAGTATTTCCACTAACGCCTCTTACACACTCTCTCAGCTCGGTATCAGTACGTGTACCATAGAATATAATTTCATCACCAATTCTTACGTAACCATTTGCCTGTGGAAAACTCGACGCATCTTGTAGTACAATTGTATCAGCAGTAGCAGAAATATAAGCATCCAAGCTATCAAACTGTCTAAGAATATTTTGCTCATAATAATCAATGTTGGAATAAGTTTGTAAATTGCTGGCAATATCTAAGGGGCCACCCTGAACTTCCTGACCTTCATAGTATTTCTGAACAAACTTGTGGAAAAGTGGGTATTCAGATACTATAAACTCAGGTAGTTGCGACTCAATAAGAGTGCTAATTCTTTTAGTCTTTACTGCCATTACTCTTTATACGCAACGAAGCTGGAATTTGCAATGTCAACATCAAGATACATCTCTCGAAGTGCCTTGACATCATTAGATAGTGGTTTCACTCTAAGTGAAATACGATTGTCGAAGAAACTACCTTTAATAATAGTTAAGTCGTATAATTTTAGTTCACCTTTGACATAATCAATATCACCAACTTCCTTGTCCAGGACAACCTTCTCACCAGTTGAGGAATCTATTCTATATAGGACAATCTTCTCATCTCTGTCTTCTAAGTAGACATCAAAAGTAGGATATTCTGTTACTCTAAATCCTGTTGATGAGAGAACAGGACTATCACAATCCTTATCAAATGCATTCTGATAACAAACTTCATAGAAGAAAGTAGAATTTAATTGAGGATAGAAGTCTCTCCTCATAGTAATTGATGTTAAATTAGAATTAATACTCGGATCTGCCTCATCAATTACAGCAGTAAACTTACTATATCTAAATTTACCCTTAAATTTCTCTGTACCACTAGTATTAGTATATGCTTTTACTGCACCAATGGACACATCTCGTATTTCAGCAGGAGGAGAATCTGTTTTTGACCCACTATAATAGATCTCACTGGTCAATTCTACATGTAAAACAGCAGGATCAACGATAACTGGCTCAACAGAAGCAACAACATACTTCTTTAACTCCTCAACAATTTGATTTTTAGTCAAAGATGTCAAATATGAAGCATCAGTTGGCTTTAAAACAACAAAAACTTTACCATAATCAGGTGGATCTTGGTCTTCTCCACCAAAAATTATGATATCGCTAGTAGCAGGATAGATATTTCTTACGATTGCACCATAATCTTCAGCAGTTACAGCACGATCTTGAGTACCAAACGTCTTAGGTGCATTAAATTTGATCTTTTCTGTGGTTTCTTGATCTTCTCCACCAGCAGCAGGAACAGAATTGTTGATTGTTACGTTATATGAATTAGGAGTAAGACCACTTCCATTAACTAAAACACCATTAAACACAAAAGATTTGACTCCATTGGACTCAGAACCAGATGTTGTGATGTAAGTTACACGAATTTGAGCATTATTTTCTAATTTTTTACCTAAAACACCATCTCCAAATATCAATTCATACCTCTCATCAGCAATTTCTTCTAAAAAGAAGACTTTTGATGTGCTATCTACACCTAAAATATTGTCTGCCTTCAAATATGGCTCATTAAATGACCCTCCAGTAGGATAAACTTGGACTGATATTGTATTTGTATCAATATCTGGGTTGTTTAAAATGAATTTTTGTGCTTTTTGTGCTGTCTGAACAGTAAATGTCTGTGATACTTGGGTTCCTTCTCTTAAAGGAACGTTAGTGAAGACGGCCTGATTGTTTGCAACTGCTGCTTTTACACCTTTTTCCACAACATATTGATAAACATTGTTATCATAGGTAGTAAAAAACCCAGTTCCACCTTTTAAGTTTAGTTCTGTATCGGTAGTAGGATTGCTATAGTCAACTGTAAAGTCAATATATGCAGTAGGAGATGTTTTTGACTTAGGTGTATATCCTAACTGCTTCGCAATTGATACTACATTGTCTCTCAGAGACGCGGAATCAATGAACAATTCATTGACTACCATGTTTGTGTTGAACGCAGTATAGTACGTATTATAAGCAAGTACGTCTATTAAGTTAGATATAGCAGAACCTTCAAAATCATAGTCAGTAAAATCTGACTGCGACTTTAAATAGTCCTTCAGCGTAGTTTTGATCTGCTCAAAATCTAAATTAGCAACTTGAGTATAAGGCATTTATCGAGTACGTTCTAAGAAGAAACCTGCCTGTTGTTGTCTATCTTCTCGTCCTATAATTCTATAGAAAAGTTCTACCTCATATCCATTAGTATTGAAGTCTGGTTCGCATCGAACATCCTCTACAATTACTCGTGGTTCCCATCTTTTAATGGTTTCCTTAACCTGAGACTTAATCATACCAGCAGTACCATAATCTAATGGTTCAAATAATGACTTCTGGAGATTAGATCCTAGTTGGGGTTGGAATAGACGCTCACCTTTCCTAGTAAGAAGCAGGTTCTTGATTGATTGAGTAATCGCAGCCTTATCCTTCACCGTGATTACATCATCGGTTACAGGATGCTTCTTAAATGTAACGCTTAAATCTTTAAACGTTTGGAACGTGGGCATTTAGACACAGCAAAGCTATTTCTATTTATCCACTGTAACTGAATAGAATGTATATTTCAAAAATAATTCATCGCCCTTGTGGATGGGCTTAATTGTCTTTACGAAGTATTTGTCATCTTCTAACCACTTCACACAGTTAGGATCTTCTGAGTGGTTTATGAACCCACCCAGAGGTGTTCTATAGATCACTTCGTCCACAATAAGATGAGACATACCCAATACCATACCAGCAGGTATATCTTCTCGTGCGAATATACCTTGTCCTGCTATTGGACTATCTTTAATATGGAGTCTACTGGGTAATGCTTGATACATGATCGGCGTTTTCGGTGCTCGGAGCGTGCGTCAATCTAAAGGTGCGTGACACTTTGGACAGAAATCTTTCTTCTGTGCCATGAACTGTTGATAGATATCCTCACACATCTCATGAGCAGAGTGTCTAGGAACCATCACCTTGTAGATAAGACCCTCCCTAGCGGAAAGAGTCTCTAGCATACTACCCACTTCTTTCCAGAGGGCCTCATTGTCCAAGTTCTCGTAACTCAATTTCCCTGTCCTCTATACTTCTTCCTCGCAGAGTTACGCGAGGTGGCACTCAACTTCGTGTGTTGGCTACGCCCCTGTCGCGTTTTCTTCGGTTGAGCAGCAACGTAACTGCTAGATCCCCACACTCCAGATTTTGCTTTTGCCATAATTCAAAAATAATGTATGTATATTGTAAATGATTCGGTAAGACTTGTCAAGACCCGACAACCACATTAGCAGATCCTGCTGAAATCTTATGATTACTTGCCATATCACCTACAGCAAGACACTTCTTTCCTTCCCACTCTACCTTACTAGAATAAGTTGCCGTAAATGGTGCAGGTGGACAACTAACACATATAGGAGGAGTGCCTGTAGTATGTGGTGTAAATCCATCTCCTTCTAATGACACCTTCTGATTATTCACTTCAATCGTACTAGACTTTTCAGTACCTTGAAGAAATGACATAGGATCACACCCATGAAGGTTATCAACCTTATCGTTAACTCGTGCTACAGATGGCATTAGACTGAACTCGCTGTTTTTACTAGATCTTTCTTAAGACCTTCTATGTTATTATGTAGGTAGTCCAGTGTATCTGAGAGGGACTCGTATTCACTCTGCTGAGGACGACGATATATCAACGATGGCTGCTCTAGCTGGGATATTCGCTGGTCCAGGTTTTGCAATCTCTCTGACAGCATCAGGAGTGCTTGTTCCAATTTTTTCTGATTCGCTAGTAACTCTTCCATTATTTTGATCTCCACGTAAAAATGCCTCTGCTGCTCGTGATTCAAACGAGTCGCAGAAGCTGTCAAAGTTGTTGATTACATCATCAATGTTTTTAAATTGTTCCACTGTAACCCTCATCTAGATTTATATCACCAGCAGATGCTGTATCTTGACAACAGTGTGCCTCATGATGATGCTCCTCTTGTCTATGCATATGTTCTAATACATGGTCGAGTTTACTTTCAATGTTATGAAGTACATCTACCATCTCACGATGTGGGTCATATCCTTCAGGTGGATGGAGATCTCCTCCATATCCTGCTGGTGGTGACACGGGCGTTCCTGGAATATTTCCAATTACTTCCTGAATAAGGCCAGGTTGTGAAGTTACCTCTGTACCAGGCACAGAGCTAGCAGCATCCCTTATGTCTGCATGGAGTTGCTCTGTCCTCTGAATCTCTTCGTTAGTCATATTCTTTTCTATATCCTCTTTGGTTTTTATTATATCAGGTATATCATCTGCTGTAAAGCTATGATCGACTTTTTCGGACATTTTTTTCCTGGAAAATTTTTTTGGATTTGAGGTTTTTGAAAAACCAATTTCAAATTATATTTATCGCTCGACTGGATACTTTTGTAGGTTAGGGGAGTCTTCGTTTTTTGAAATCGCTTGGCGACCCCTAAGTAACAAAAAAGGGGGCAAATACTGCCCCCTAACTGTTAATAACTCATGCGGTGACTAATTCACATTTAAAACCACAACTTCGGTAGTAATATAACATATCCATTGCAGATTGCAGTGATGGAAATGATATTAATCGAGGGTGATTTTGGTCACTATCTGTCCAATAGCGAATTAATTGCGGTCCGATTGTGTACATAATGAAGAATCAATTTGACAAAGGTTGTTGTTTCTTTTCTCTATCATATTAGAGAAAGAATTTATTATATTAGCACCTACAATTGTAGACACTAATATAAAAGAAATGGCAAGGGTCACTCTCATAACTGTCCTAGTGGCGGTCTGAGATGTACCAAGTCCCACCCGTGGGAACCTCGCGAGGCATCCAGTTGTTTTCCTGGAGTGCGGTGAGTGCTGCCATGACTGCCGCGTCCTTCTTGGCGGATTCGTTCATAAGAACTGCCCCTCCAAATTCGGGTGTTAGGTCGCGGTTGAAAGTCATGGGCAAATCCTGTGATTGATTTTTCATATATTCATTTTAGCGAATCGTGAGCGAAAAAAACGAAATGTTAAGAAAAGCAACTGTATAATGACCAGTGCTGTAACTGGCACATTATTTGTTAACTCTTTGGGTGCTTCAAATTGCAAGTTCTTTGTAATAGGAAGAGGGGTGAAATTGTGGTGCAATTGTTGTTACATAGTGGGAAAAATTAATCAACATAAATGCAAGTAACTATTTCAAATACCTCTGGTTGTTTACCATTTCTCCTGTATAATGCTTCCAGAAAAATGTTAGTAACTTGCTCTAATTCATCCTCGGTAAATGAATCATATAGGTCGTAAGTTTGTGTCGCCATTGTTTATATAAATGCGTCAGATGTTTCTACTTCACTAATAAGAACTGCGTCCTGCCTAAATGCAACTTTGTAGGCAATTGCGATCTTATTAAATACTTTTCGCATGTAATCTAACTCGCTATTCATTACATCTACATAGAGAATCTTCACGGGTTCGCTAACACCTTTCCACCAACCCTCGCCATCAATTAGCGTGCCATATTCCATAACGGGCATAATATTTTCTCTGACAAATTCGTCCATCAAATAGTCATTAACTGTGCCTCCGTTGGGTATCATTCTACCCATAGAAAGTTCAAGACGTTTCATAATAAAAAAGAAAGAGATTAGGGGAATAAAAATGAACATGAAAATAGGGGGATTGCTCCCCCAAAAATGTTACTTAAGAGGAAGAATTGGGCAAGAGTTTGTGTAATTAACTACCTTGGAATCTATTCCGCAATAGTTTAACAAATACGCTTCAATCTCCTCTGCAAAATGTCTAGAATTGAACTCGGATTTACCATCAAAAGTAAAATCACAAGTGAAGCGATATGTTTGTTTCATTAACACATTGCCTCAAATCTTTCCCAAGTAAGTTTCTCTAGATTGTCTCTAGTTCCCTTACTAAATGATAACAATTCGTCCAGCATTTCAACTGTCAATTTGTTACTTAGTCTGAAATCTTCATAAACTTCATCATAAAGATTTTCAAGGATTGATTCATTAATTAGATCAGACATTGGCAAAAAACTTGTTACATAAGGACTCGAAATCATCAGGGTTGATGTTATCGGGAAGACCACAATCTGAAAAAAATGTTATCATGTCGAGTAAGACTTGATCTTCTTCAGATGTTAATCTGTAAGTAAATTCATTCATAAAAGTGAATTAATTTGTTTACTCTTTTATTATACAGACGGATCGCCACGAATAGGGCAAATGTAACGGATTACAACAGAGGCGAGGACAGTTTATAAACTGGTCGGGGCCTTGGGCATTTTAGTCTGTCGCCGTGTAATCATATTCAATAGAAACAATTTCATTGCAGTGTGCCTCTAATGCCTCATCCTCATTAGGATGTGCATCATAATACTTTAACTCTTCGCGGATGTATTCTTCAAAAGTCATTGTTAGTAACCTCCATGAAATTGTTTTGATTGTTGTTATTTAGAGGGATAATATGCAATAAAATCTTCTTGACTTGCATCCCATAATAGCACGAATTGTTTTAACCAATCCTGCTCAAATTGCGATAGTTTATAAACATCTTGCTCGTCTGCACTTACATGAGGTAAGTTATACTTAGAGCAAAAATCTTCATAGACTGTTGTTAAGAAATCAATGGAATCAATCATGTTAATGTAGAAAATAGTGGTGATTAATTGTTAATTAGTTTGATTGAATTAACGTCCCATTCTGATACATACTCATCTAATACTTCAAATGAGTTTATATCTTGGCGTGCTAATTCAATCGCTTCGTCTTCATTTAGTGCATCAACTTCTATAGTGAAATAGTTAATCTCTGCACATTCAATTAGATAGGAATTCATGTTAATTAGTCGAGTAAATTAGAAATGGCGTTGTTAGTCATCATTCTAATTTGTCTTCTAAAATCATCACTAACGTCTGTTAATCCTGCGTCTTCAATAATACTATTAACGCAAATTGAAACGTCCGATGATCCTATCTCATGACAATCGTTAAAATAAAATAACACATTGTCTTCGATTGCTTCAAATAGGTGCATAATAAATTGGTTAATTGTTAATAAAAAAGAGGGGAGATTGCATCCCCTCGTTGTTACTTAGTGGTTTAATTCGATTCCAGAGTAGAAAGGAATTGTCCCACCTGATTGTAAATTAACGAACCAATTCCAATTCCTTTGATATACACTAGATCCGTAATGAAAATCATCTAAAATTGCATTTAGTCTTGATTTTGTTGTTACAGATTGCCAACCTCCGTCAAAAAGATGCACAGCATATTGTGAAATTTTGGCGATAAAGTTGCCGTGTAAGTAAACTAAAGCATCATTGGAATCGTTGATGACTACTGAAGTGTTCGCTTTTGTCCAGTTGCGTCTGCCTCTGATTGCGGCGTTCATTTCAGATTCAATCTTTCGCATGTGAAAAAACTTTGTTTTGTTTACTCTTCTATTATACAGACGAATGAGACCAAATAAACCAAATGTAACGGATTACAACAAAAATAAACCAGTTTGCCAAGTGGCACATAAAAAACGGACTCTTTAGAGTCCGTTCATATAATCGTGGATCGCTTCCATGTATTCTTCATAAGTTGAATAGCGATCTTTGAACTGGTCGGGAACTTCGCGTTTCAAATGTTTTTTGCATGACTCGCGGATCTCGTTTACAGTGTATCCCTTTTGAAGTAGAGAGGGAAAAAACTCGTTCAAAGTTGTTTTATTCATGTAGACAGTCTAAACGATCAGGCACAAAAAAACGGCGTATGTAACGCCGTTGTAACAAAAAAAGTCAGTTTTCAGACTGTCCACGCTTTAACCTGCTTAACAAGTTGGGTGTGGTAGGGTGTAACATATGTTACAACTTTTGAGAAATCTGAAACAAGCATTGTGATTTCATAGTTATGAATCGCCCATCTTGTTTTGATGTCTGACCAATAACGCTGAGGAGTTATTAGTTTTGAAGCACTTGGGCGTTTGATTGCCTTAAGTGTTCTTGTTTGAGACTTAGTAGTCTTGGGAGTGGACACCTTGGCAACTGTCACAGTTTTAACTGATGGTGTTGGTTTGGTTGTCCTTGCTTTGCGTGTTCTTGTCTTCCTTACTGGTTTTGCAGTTGCGGTTGACTTGGAAACAGTTGAAGCAGTTGGCATAAAATCGAAAAATCGAATTAACTTTTTAATTATACAAGGTCATGGGTTGACAAAGTTGATTTGCGTAACAATATGAAACAAAAAAGTCCACTTTGTCAACTGTCCATGGCCCTGTGCCAATTTCTAACTGTCACCCCCTGTTGGTTCTCTGTAATCTTTGAATTTATTTACTTTCTTTTTACTTTGACGCTTAACATTTTTGACTGTGTAACCAAAATCCTCGAAATCTTCATCAAATTGTTGATAATCAACATATGAAGATGACTTGATATTATGTGTAGTCATTGGGGTGAATTACCTCGTTAATTAACATTATTTATTTTAAATTGTCATGCTTCAACATCAGTTAACACGCCAGATTTCCTGCTATTTGATATAAATCTGCCCAAACTTGCCTCTTTATTGTTTAATTCAACGCCAGTTAATACTTCACACAAATTATTACTGAAATCTGCTATATTTTCGCAATTATATACATATTCCTTTGCAATATTGCTGTTATATGTAACAAATACCTGATTTTCTTTGGTTTCTATTGAATTAATTGCTGATGAGTCGAATCTTGAATAAAATGTCATTGTTTTTTAGTAATTTGTAGAATAAAGTGTTAAATAGGCACGCGAATAACGTTTTCCACAACCCTGTGAAAAACTTTATAACTTATAATTCTCAAAAGTCTTAAAAAGACAAAAAAATGAGATTATAAGATTTTATAAAAAGTGAAAAACTCGCTTTTCTGAGTTTTTTGGATTTCCTCGAATGTCATAAACCAATTATAACGGATTTCCGAGTGTTTTGGAGACACCTTGTGCCACTTTGTGAACTGGACTCGGAATGTTACAAAGTATTTCAGGGGGTTGACTTTTCTTTCGATAGGTGGTAGCCTTAGACACCTTCGTGAGCGTCACATAGAACACACATACTATATTTAATTAACCATTTCTAAAGTTTTCCACAACAACCTCCTAAACCTGTGGAAAACCTAGTGATAGCAATGTGCGGATGGTTACTCAAGGATAGTATCCTGAGAACATTTCTCAATAGTCTGTATCGACCTCATTGAAACACATTTGGATGATAGTTTGTTCATCTAATGTATCACCATGTGATGCAATTAGTCTGTTGAAAACTATATCTAATTCCCTATACTGTCCTTCACTTATGTCAGTCCATGATCTAGGGAATTGTAATAGATTAGTCATTAGTATGCTGCCCTTAGTAGTGAGTACATTTTGTCACGAACTTGATGAGTGTCCTCTTCTGCTCCCTCGTATGGTTGTGATTGAGCATAGCAGTCAAGTGCCTGATCTATCACATCCCATTGTGCTTGAGTGAAGAAATCATACATCAAGTTGAGTTCTTTGTGAGAATAGTTCATTAGTGCTTTAACTGACCATTACTATCATACCAGTCATCAGTCACATTTTCCAACTCTACACCTGTATTGTCACATGCTGTAACATTAAGGATGTTCATAAACTCATTGTATTCTTGAGTTGAATATGCTCTCTTGTCCTCTGGTATGAAGTCTTGCCAGTCAGTTCCTTCTATTTTATATGATAGTGTGTTATCATTGTTATGATAGTATTCTATTTCAGTACCATCATGTGATACAAATACATTAGACATTATCATCCTCCAATGGTACTTCAAATGTTACCTCAAAGAAGTCAGTGAAGTCCTCGTAACGTGTTATCTTAACAGGACATTCATTTAACCACTCTTGAAATTCTGTGTACTGTGACATTAATACTGTCCTCCCTGTGCATCTCTTATCTTATCAAATACATTCTCTATTTCTTGTGGACATTCATCTATCATGTCCATATCTAACATTGTTTCATACAATTTGTTCATTTGATATGCTTCATCAAATGTGAGTGTAATTGATAGCATTTGTTTAATGATTATTGGAATGGGACTTACAGGACGTAATTTCTCAACTGGATCAAGACAACCATAGATCCCTGCCCTATTAATATAATACATCATTTTGGGATTAATGATAGTATTCTTGTGACACTAATCTAACTGTCTTCCTGTAGTACTCTTCTCTCTTGTTCTATTTCTAATTGAGTGATACAATTTACAATACAATCAGCAATGGTTGTGGAAGTACCATCATTATCCTTGGGTAACTTACCAAATCCACATAGTTCACTCATTTCTCTAATATCATAGAGATCGCATAATAAATCTGAAATGTTCATTTTAATTGAATGTCAAAGTAAATGTTTTTAATGCACCAACCTGTTGCTGCTGTGATTTCATCCATCATATCATCTTCATCATCTGCTTCCCATACACCAAGTGCAAGGTCACGAATTTCTATCTCTTCTTCAAATGTGAGTTTAGAATCTTCGCAATAATCGTCATCAAAGTCAAACTCAATGTCTGTTACATTAAATTTCATGCAACCTCCCATTCTTCTTTGTTGACTGATTCTCTGCAACATAGGCATGTAATTGCCGACCAACTAAAGTGATATACTCTGTTGTATTGTTGGCATTTGGGGCATACAATTTCCTTACCATTGTATCCTGCCCTAGTGTAACGATTGACTTTACTCATAATACTGTGGTCGTTGCTTTGGATACTGTTGAGTTACATTATCAATTAACTCTTCATATAAGTCTTCATCATAAGTCTGAATTTCTTCTTGTATCTCGTCACTGGTGCAATTTTCATAGTACTCATTCATGTGATCTATTACATAAGCAACCAGTGTTTTAGTGTCCATGCCATCTACAATTATTTCAACAAATTGTGATGCCACTTCTCTTTGTTGGTCTTTGGTAAGATTATGCACTGTAGTGTCCTCCTTGTGCTTGTTCGACTGCTACTACATACCCAGTTCTTTCAAAGTATTCATCTGCTATATTACATGCTTCACGATATGATTTTGTGAATTTAACTGGACTGGTGAATACACAATAGAATTGTGGAAGATCTGGGTTGAGCATAAGTGCCTTTCTTGACTACCTTTATATAATAACAGACCATGAGATATTATCCCATGGCCTTGTGACACTAATTCAACTGGTTGTTACTTGCGGATGTTTTCTACATCATACTCTATGATGATCTTCTTGGATGCTCTACCAACACTATTAAGAGTATTAACACGCGATACAGTTCCGTCTAGGCACGCTGCTATCTGGAGTATTTCAGATATTAGTTCTCCTTTATCCATATACATGAACTGATCCTCCTGTAGGCGACTACAAGAGATCTCAGTGTCATCCTCGTAACACTTCACGTTATCCTTCATTTAGTTTAATCTCCTTCCAATGGGCATACATTCTTCCGAATAACATTCCTTCATGCGACTTGATTGAATCGCCTTCAAGAATCTCTCTCTGTCTCTTGTCTAACTTCACATTCATTGAGAGATATTCTTTCTCCCAGTTCTGTATTTGCTCAACAGTGAGTTTCATTGTGTAATAATGATCGTATGATTATTTGTTTGGACGTTGAATTGTTTCTGAACATTCATGTTATTGTCTAGCATATGTTTTGCTAGATCTTTTAACAGTCTTTCAGTAGCGACTGTCATAGGGATGATGTTACCATGATCGGATTTATCCATCATCCATTTTGCTTTCTTCATTGTTAAGTATCAATTTTAGTAGGTATATTGGTATGAGAGCGAGCGAACCGCCGAGCATTGTGAATACTACTATAGAATATAGATCAATTAAATTATTTGCCATTATTCCAAGGCATTGTATTACCAGTTGTATTATAAGGAAATAGTTTATGTTCCTTGCGGTAGTGTACTATTTCCATGATGTCATCACGTTTTGCAATACATTGACGAATTAGATATTCTATCATAAAAGAATTGCACCTATGATGAATCCCTTGGCGAAACTTATACAAACTACCTGATAGTCTGTCCATCCAAATTTGTCTTGACACTTCTTGATAAGTTTCTTATCCCAAGTAACTATCTTGTCAAATATTTGTTGTGTTTTATCTTGTAGTTTCATTTCTTTTTAATGTAATGGTTGATTACTTCTATTTGGTCATGCCATCGAGCAATCTTGTCTATTTCCTGTTGCATTGCTTCAGTAATATCAGGATGCTCACCTATACCAACAGGATTATTTAGATACACTTCAACATTAGCAAGGTGCATCTGGATTTCACCATTTGCATGTGCTAGTAGTGCCTTGATTAGTTGTTCTCTCATAGTAATGAATTATACAATTAAAAATATATAGGTATAAATTTTTGTGTCTATTTCAACACTTTTTATATAAATAGTAGTAGAATTGAGGAAGAGCAAGATGTACCCAAAACACATACATTATGCTGTCCACCGAATACAATTAATGGTCTAATCTCATGCACAATATAATTTCTCAAAATAGAATGGCAAACTGGAATCATCATAGTTACGACACTTATGTCGCTAGTCAACAAACGGATGACGAAATGTTAGATGATTACTACGAGTGCCTTATTGAGTGTGAAGATAACCAGTCTAGTTGTAAGAGGATCTGTAAAGAATTACTGATAACATAGGCCAAGACAATTAAATAACTGTCACAAGACCTCTGAGAATCCTCTCAGGGGTCTTTTAATATGTTATTTGATAATCATAGGGTGTTGCTCCCATCCTCGTCCTGTATCAGGTACAGGGATGACTTTAGGAGTAGGTAATTCAATTAAGACTTTAATTCCACTCATTAAAGTATCAATGGAGTGACTCATCTTACGATAACCAGTACCAACATACATCTGACCTGCAAAGACTGATACTGTTGCTGCACCCCAGAATAGATAATAAAATCTACTCTTTACTTGGTGTCTTAGTTTTTCTTTCCTTTTTTTGGTCATAGTATTTCAATAGGTTAAATTCAGACTCTTGTAATTTGAGTCGTTCAAGGTGCTTTCTTGCATCAATTATATCCCTGAACCATGCACGATTGAAAGCATCTTTAGTTGTGGGTTCAAGGTAGATAGGAAACAATAGATGTGGAAAGTTTTCTTTCTTCCTACTAAACTTTGCTTCTATCTTATCATAATTGATCTTACGTTTACGTCCGCTTGTTCTCCGCTTAGTTAATTTCTTTGCATTTTCATCAAAGTTACGCTGAGTCCTTGCCATTTAGTTCATCAATTAATGATCTTAGTTGGTTAATTTTTTGAAGTAATACATCTGACTTCTCGTGATCTGACTCGTTAAATGCAGTCATATAGTCGAGAATCAATGATCTTAGTTCCTCACTCTTTGCATGATTCATAGAGTTCTTGGAGTTCATCCTCATTATAGAATAGAGTTGACTCAGTATTTAATAGATCTGGGTTCAACCACTCGAACCATTCATCCGCAAAATACAATGCGGAATCCACGCAATCCGTTGCCATTAGTGACTGGAATCGTTCGATAACCCAGTCACGAAGCACTTCGCGTTGTGCGGAAACTATACTCAATTCCTGCTCATTTACAGTTAAATCTTCATTGTTCATTGGTAAATTCCACTTTAAGTTTAGCATCAGCGAGTGCTGCCACCATAGTCCATGCGGTCTCGCCACTCACCATATTTGTATCACAATAATACTCAATAGTATCCTCAAGTAATTCCTTGATTTCTACGAGTTGTGATGCTCTTTCATTAGAAATGTTCATCGTCTTACCAGTGTAAGGTCATTGGTCAAGTGATTGTATGAATAAAATGCCAATTCACTTGGTAATACTTCTTCTATTGCTTTACAAAACTCAAGTGTAAAGAAAGACTGGTATCTCCAGAATTTCTTCTCCTCATCTGAGTGTGGTAATGCACTGGTCTTAACTTTAATAGTATATTGCTTAGAATCCTCTAACTTGATTTCAGATAGAAGTTCCTTAACATGAGCAACAATCATAGGTGCTGCTTTCTGTGCCTTCAGTTTAGTAAGTGATGGAAGATTTTTCATTAAAAAGATGCAATGGGAATAGTATAGCATGAAAAATGGATGCAGTCAAGTTGACTACACCCATATTGAATTTATCTCATATATAAATATCCTCCTGCCCAGTCACAACTCAGTAAGCAATTCTCTCTTGACTTATCATCAAGTAAGTTATATCTTACATGTTGTGCTGGTTTTGCCCAACCTGCTGGTTTGTAAACATCACCAGTGGTCTTCTCAACAAAAGCATGAACACTACCATCACGATACTCATTACGATCTTGGAATGTATCGTAATCTTGTTGGATGATCTTGTAATACTTTCTACCTGACTGGACTCTAAATCTCATCAATTTAGCAGTGCCATTCTTGGTTGCCTGAATTTCATTTCTTGTGTACTCAGAAGCACTCTCAAGGTGCATACGCTCCATTGATCTTAGATGAGACTGTTTATAGTCTTCCTCTAATGCTCTGCATAATGTGTCAACATACTTGCTGACTGTTTCAGTTTTAGAAACGAATAATGTTTTAGGCATTTAGAATGTGTAACTTGAATGGGGGAAACGAAATCCCAGATGTCTGACCTATGCTAACTTGTTTACCAAGTCTAATTAAGATCTCAGGGATGGGATTTCGTTTCCCATATTCTTATTATACATCAGTTGAGGATGTTGTCTCTGTGGCCTGTGCCACTTTCTCAACTGGTTTTGATTTGCTGCTTTCCTGTGCCTTTGCCTTTATACTATCAATGGTCTTTAATGACCATGAATATACGTTCTTAGCAGTAGGTACAATAACATCAGTGGTAAATTCATCCCACTCATATAGATGTATCTGCCAACGTACCTTGGCATCTTCAATGTATTCACCTAGACTGATATGTGTTTCATCAGGTCTATCTGTTGGTGGTTTGTAGAGACTGCCTTTAACTTTTGGTCGTGGTGATTCAGTCATAGCATTGTATAATATGTACTATTTGGTATTTATTCTAACTGGTACATCTATCGTCCAAGAGGGTGATGATAACTTAACCATCTTAAATTGTTTCTTTGCTGCTTCTCTTGCCTTTGCTGCTTTCTCCAGTTGATTTAATTCCTTTTCACGACCTGCTTCAGGTTGTATCTCACCATAATGAGTATCCCATATCTCAGGATGTTCGTGATTATCAAAGAACTCTAGGATAGAGGTATCTACCATGTGATACAATGTATCCCATGTTAATGTTCTTCTTAATTTCTCAGCAATATAATCATTCTGATTAACAGACATTTCTTGCTTAAGAAATTCACCTCTATCCCATACGAGTCCATTGAGATCAATGGTAATAGTTACGTTAGAATGAATACTCATTAGTCGTTAAATCCATTGTGAATACCTTCAATTAAATCTGCCTGAGCACCTAGTTTGGTAATAATAGTACGAGCATTAACACCAAATGTCTCAGCACTTCTATTAACTTGTCCTGATCTATCTGCCATGATAATGTCAATTAGAAAATCACATTCTTTGGCATCTAATCTGTTTTTCATGTCTCTAATGAAACTATTTACTGTCATCATCAATCTCCGTAATTTCTGATAGTTTTTTAAGGATACTTGCACCATCCTTTATTTCGTCAGAATCAAACTCTGACCATTGTTGTTCTAAACAATTTACAATAAGATTGAACTCATTTTCAGTTAATCTTATATCTGGAGTATGCGAAGCATACAAATTAGGTTCATCAGGAGTGATAATTAGTGCCATTGATTTACTCTGTTAGTTTTAGTGCATTGTTGTGATTCCACAAGTTATTTAAACATACCATGTGAATATCAAGGAGTTGTTCAAAGTTAACACCTTCCAAATCTGTCCAGTCTGATACATAGTCTTCTTGGTCAAAATCACCAGTACCATCTATCTTTTGTGGGCATGATCTGAAATTATTATCTTCATCTACCCAGAATATTCGTCCAAAAGATTCGCTATGGAACATAAGTTGACCTCTAATAAAAGAAATGTTGAGAGAGTGGGGCATCGACATAGGTTTCACCTATATGCCCAAATTTACCTACTGGGAATCGCTTACACCTGAACCCCTACTGAGGACTTAAAGGACGTAATTTCTCTGCTGAACAGAGACAACCATAGATCCTTGCCTTGTTCGGGCAGTAGAACCACATATCTCTCAATATGGGTTGAATAAAAAGGAAGGGGCAATGCTAGACCACGCTGATTACCTCACACGTATCCTACTGACACCTTGCCATTGGTCTTATTGACCTTGCCAATACTCTTAACCGTCTGCCGACATTGATACCTTAGCATATAGTATC